ATCGTTCCAGAACTTCCAGAAATGGTTATAGCCAAGTGGAGTAGAACTCAACAGAATCTTAGTTGTCTCACCTGCAGAAATAGTAGGGTAAACGGAAGTGAAGAACTGCTCAGCCACAGTGTTTGGAATAATCGCAGCTTCGTCGACGTATAGTAGGTTAACAGATTTACCACGAATACCAGAAGCAGTAGTTGCTGCAGTGAATACTTTTGAACCGTTCTCTAATTCGATGTCACCCTTGTTCCAAGTAGTAACACCTTGTTGCATCCACTTTGGTAGACACTCATACATTGTTTGATAACGGTCAAGAACTTCACGAGCAGCAGAGGCTTTGTTAGCTAGGATCGCTACTTGCTTATTGTCTTGGAACAGTGTGTACCAAAGAATGTACGCAGCAGAAGTGGTAGTCTTACCTTGCTGACGACCTTCCATAAGAATAACTTTACGATTCTCATGGATGACTTTAACTTTCTCACGCTGACAATCATACAACTTGAATTGAACTAGACCATGATCAAGAGAAACAATGTAGCAATAGTTCTCAATGAAATAGATGGGGTCAGCTGCGCACTTTAGATACTCCTCGATCTGTTCGGGAGTAAATTCAATTGTAACACCAGCAGCTTTTAAGTTCGCATTCGAATTATATACTTGAGCCATAGTTTAGAAGTTGTCTTCCCAATTCTCACTAGTAACAGTAGCATTAGTCACATCACCGTCGGCGACATAAATGCGGTTTGGAGTAGTAATATCCTTCAGACCAATGTTAGCATTAACACTCTGGATAACACCTTGACTAGAAATTGGTCCAAACATGTTAGTCTTAAGAGTGAAGTTCAACGTGTGGGTGACGAAACGTCGGGTCTGGAAATCACCATCATACTCATCAGCAACGCTAACGCTATTTAGAATTACAGGAACATCCTGCACTACGTTCATATCAGGCACTACCTTGACTGGTAGGTTATACTCTGGTGTAAAGGTTGGTAGAATCTGCTCTAGGATTTGTAGACCGTCTTCTTGCGTTTTCGTTAAAATGTACAGAGCAATTTCAATGTTGTATGGAACTGGTGTGTACATGAAGTTTTTAGAGGTAGTGCCATCACCACACTCAATTTTTTGCATACGGTTCAACTTACGCTGAGAATCGTAGCTGTAACCAAGAATCTCAAATGACATTCTTGGTAGCGAAGTATAGGTATAGTTCTCTAAGGTTGGGTCAGAATCAATACGAACGATCCACTTTTCTTTTGGAGCATATGCCAATGGGACTTGAATGCGTTGAATTGTTGTGCCAGTTACAGAGTCGCCTTGTTTGCGGTCAATGTAAATGTCGCTGAATAAACGACCGAAAGAAACAATGGTCTTACGAATAATCCCGTGATAGAATACGTTGTTGTTTAACAAGTTAGTCTCCTAGATCGCCGAACGGATTATTCTCATTAAAGATGATGTCAGCAGCTTCTTCTTTGAACTTATTGTTATCACCGAAAGAGTCTGGCTTGTCGATATTAGCTTCAATGATTGCTTCTGCTGCTGCATTAATACCACCACCGCCGATGAATGAGATAGTTGGCGGTACTTGATATCCAGTTCCTGGATTTGTTACATTAACCGCAACAACCTTACCAGCGTTAGTGCCAGTTCCAAGAACAGCAGTAGCTGCAGCACCAGTACCAGCAGAACTCAAGAATGTTACAGTTGGAACAGAAGTGTAACCAGAACCATTGTTAGTCATACGGATAGAAGTGACTTCGCCATAACGATTACGAGTAGTATTCGTGCTGAAAGTTTTAAGAGATTCAAATGCGTCGACTTCTCTAACACCAGTATCAATACGCTCAGAAGCATACTGGAACAGTTCAACTTGTAGCTTGTATACGTATAGCTGACCAAGTTGATAGAATGGATCTTGATGTGATACAAACTTGATCTCAAACAAAGACTTAGTCATTGGGAAATAGATCAAGTCGCCTTCGTTCGGGCGAGTTGGAACAGTAGTGACACCATAACGTCCAATAAACTGTTCCCAACGACGACGAGCAACAACCAGCGTTGCTGATTGCTCAATCATCAAACCAAACTTCTGGATAAATGCACCTTGTCCGCCATAACTGTCAATGTTCTCAAAGTACATTTCAATAGGGAATGCTGTCTTGAATTCACTCAGACGGTCTTCACCCAAGATCTCATCTTTAGACACTAGAGTTCTTGGAATGTAGAAAACTTCCTTGCCGTATATACGCAGAGACTCGATGATAAGATCCTCTACGAGCATCTGCTCGGTACGAGTACCTTGTGTAAAATATACGTTAGTTGTAGTCATTATTATCCTAGGAAGAACTCAAGAGGAGCAGCTTTAGTGATTAGCTCGTCTTCAAGATCTTTAACTTCACCAGTTGCTTCGTCATACAGTTTATCACCATCAAGTGTAACACCACCTGGAAGTTGAATACCAGAGAATTTCTTGATGTTGACTGCCCACTGCTTCTTAAACAAGGCAGTAACGTAGTGTTTCAACCAAGCATCGTCCCAAACTTTAGCGTTCTCCGCTGGATCAAGTGCACGGTAGCACTCAACGACAACAAAATCGCCAAGAGCCAAGTCAGTGTCCCAGTTGATATCTAAGAATAGTTTAGATTGACGACGGTTGAAACGATATAGCGGATGTCCGTTCAGCTCTAAGTCTAGCAGAGCCAAGTGAGACATAACAGTCTTGTAGTAAATAATACTTGTAGAAGTTAGATCGTACAAGTCATTTAGGCGTAGTTGATACTGTAAGTCAAAGATGTTCTTAGAAGAAGACGCTTGACTGAATGGTAGAACACGAGTAATACCATAAACAAGATCTGGAACTTCAACGTATTTCTTATCGTAAGTTCCAAGAACTAAACTGTCTAACAACGCAGTTACGTTAGACGTTGTTCCCGTGATAGTATCACCACCAGCAAACGTACCCCTTACGTTACGTAGTAGAAGTTTAGTTCCAGAAGATTGTCTGTTGATTTCTTTAGCAACTTGCGCTGTGCCACCAGAACTGCTAGTGACACGCTCACCCAACATAAAGTTAGCAGCTACAGAAGTTGTAAGGTTGGCTTCAGATGCAGTGATCTGAAACTTCATGTATAGTTTTTCAATACCGTCAGGGTGATACTGTCTCCAATATTCCAACGCTTCATCAATACGGTCTTCAAGTTGATCGTCGTCAGCGTTGATTTCAACAACAGGATGACCTAATGCTCGTAGGCAGTATTGCTTTAGTTGTTCTCTAGATGTAGTTGCCATAGGTATCCTTATACGATAGTCCAAACAGAACCGTCTGGAACTGTAACGGTTACGCCGTTATTGATAGTAACTGGTCCAGCAGACATTGCATTATAGTTTGTTGGAATAGTGAAGTTAGCTGATACTGTTGTGGCGTTCAGGAAGAATGGAGCAGCTGATGTTGCCTGTACGCCATGTTCAGCTACAACAGTGCCAGCAGTAAAATCACCGTTCGCGTCACGTGACACGATCGTACTAGCTGTATTAGCAGAAGTGGCATTACTAGTTACAGTAAATGTAGAGTTACCAGATGCGTTAGCTGTGAACGAAGCAGAACCTGACAGACCAGTGCCAGACACCGCTAATGTTAATGTGCCGTTACCAACAGTGATTGCGCTAGTAGAAGCAGCAGTTACACGACCGTAGGTATCGATAGTCAATACTGGAATAGCAGTTGCAGAACCGTAAGAGCCAGCAGTTACGCCAGAAGCAGCGAGAGTCCAAGTCTGTGCGGCAGATCCATTAAATGCTGTACCAGATAGACCAGTACCAGCAGTCAATGCGTTTAAGTTACTACCCAGAGAAACTCCAGAAATAGTAGAGTTAGTTAGTGCTGAGTTTGGAATATTAGATAGCGTATTAGAGGCACCGCTAATAGTTTTGTTAGTTAGAGTTTCTGCGCCAGCTAGAGTAGCAAGAGTACCAGTAGTTGGTAGAGTTACAGTAGTTGCGCCAATAACAGTTAGGGTTGTAGCAAAAGCGCCAGAAGTGGTTAAGTTGCCACCTAGCGTAATAGTTTTACCAGAGTTGTTTACACCAGTACCACCATATTGCCCAGCAATAACAGTACCTTGCCAAGTACCTGTACCAATAGTACCAACGCTAGTTAAAGAAGAACCTGTTACTCCAGAACCAAGAGTTGTTGCGCTTAAAACAGATGTGCCGTTAATTTCATAAACTTTACCAGAAGCTAAGTTTAAGTCTTCTGAAGATGTCCATGCACCAGTAGCTGATTGCCACAAGAATGTTTTATTGGTTGCACCCTTTAGAAGAATACCTCCGCCGTTCGCAGTAGTATCAGTTGGAGTAGCAACATCGCCTAATTCCAGAACAATATCATCAACAGTAATAGTTGTTGAGTTGATAGTTGTAGTAGTACCGTTAACAACCAAGTTACCAGTAACAGTTAGGTTGTTATTAACAGTAGTAGCGCCTGTAGAAGCACCGAGAGACAGTGTAGTAGCAGCACCGAATGCGTTGATAGTAGTCGCAGTGGTATTGAATACGTTGAAGCTAGTGCTATCGGTCAGAACAGAAGTTGTGAACGTCGGGCTAGTGTCAAATACCAGATGACCAGAACCACTCTCGTCTGTAACTGCAGCGAGAATCTGAGCTGATGTAGCAACTAGCGTGTTATTCGCTAAGTTGATTGTCTTGTTGGTTAGCGTTTGAGTTGCAGCAATACCAGCAAGAGTATCTGTGACTGCAGGTAGTGTTAGTGTGCCAGATGCAGCAGCTGACGCTTGAACACGAGTAGTTCCAGAAGTAGAACCTGCAAAGTCCACTGGAGTATTAGTTAGTAGTCTGGTATAGTTCCAACCCCCTTGCTTGGCAGCAGCAGTACCAGCTGCATTTTCTGCATAGAACTCAAGTTCTCCGTTTGATGCGCCAGAAGAAGTTTCAGCTAGGATGTATGTGAAGCCGTCAACAGACTTAACACCACCAAGCGAAGACCAAGCAGTGCCGTTATATCCTTCAAAAGAAGTTAGTGACGAGTTGAAACGGATCTGACCAGTAGCAGCAGTTGGTCTTTGAGCAGTAGTACCAACTGGAATAGTGAGCGCCGTAGTTGCGCTTAGAGTGATAGACCCAGAAAGAGTGGCGTCTCCAGCGAACGTACCAGAAAGAGTACCGCTAGAGATGGTTTTGTTTGTTAGAGTTTCTGTTCCAGCTAGAGTAGCTAGAGTGCCAGATGCAGTAGGTAGAACAATGGTAGCGCCATTGTTATTGATATTACTGCTTGTTAAGTCTAGATTGTCGCCAGCCGCAAGTTCATATATTTTAGCATCAGCAGCATTGACAATTAGAGGAAAACGATTTGCCATTTATTATCCTTATACAGTTACCGCTACTGAGCCAGCACGACCAGTTACAGAAAGAACACCAGAAGTTAAAGTGATGATGGTGTTTGCAGATCTACCATAAACGAAAAGCGAACCTGTTGAGGATGAGAATGGACGTACAAGGTTATCAGCACCCTTGTAGTAAATTTTACCATCAGCATAATTGAGCGCCAGTTCACCATAATCAAGATCGCTTGATAATGGAACTTTGCCTGTTACAGCTGACTTCTTAAGAATAATTTTATTTGCCATTACGATTCCTATCGAGGAAAACTTTTCGCAGTAAGAACTGCAAGAGGGAGCGGACTCCCTCTTATTTATTCACACATTAGTAAGTGCCACCGTCGATGTTGAAACCATCTAGAGTAGAAGTTCCAGCACCAGCACCAGTCAAGTTAGCTTGAACAGTTACGTTACCTGTTACACCAAGAGTACTAGACAGAGTAGTAGCACCAGTAACGCCAAGAGTACCACCAACAGTAGCGTTGCTTGTTACTGCCAGAGTAGAACTTAGAGTAGTAGCACCAGTAACGCCAAGAGTACCACCAACTGTTACGTTACCAGTGAAAGCACCAGTAGAACCGCTGAAGCTAGAAGAAGTGATAGTCTTATTGCTTAGAGTTTCTGCACCAGCTAGAGTAGCCAGAGTGCCAGTAGTTGGTAGAGTTACGTTAGTAGAACCAGTAACAGTCAGAGTGGTAGCAAAAGCACCGCTAGTTGTTAGGTTACCACCAAGCGTGATGGTCTTAGTTCCGTTGTTAACGCCAGTACCACCGTAAGTTGGGCTAACAACAGTACCCTGCCAAGTACCAGTACCAATAGTACCAAGAGTAGTGATAGAAGTCTGACCAACGTAAGTAGAAGCAATGTCAATACTATCAGCGTTAACAGTGATGCGATTAGAAGTACCAACGATGTCTAGAACACCAGAAGTGTAAGTTAGACCAGCACCAGCAACACCAGCTTTCAACTGGAGAGCATCAGAAACAATTTCAATACCACCAGTAGCTGCTACGTTTACTTCTAGAGTGTAACCGTTCTTGCTTAGACCGTTACCTGCAATTAGAGTACCAGAGCTAGAGAATAGAGTGAAACTTAGAGCAGTAGTGCCAAGAGTGATTGGATCGTTAGTAGTTAGTACGAAACCGCAGTCAGCGTTAACAGTACCTTCTTCAACGAAGCAGAACATACCGCTAGTAACTTCACCGCCTGGATTATTGTCAGCATCAGCTGCACGAGTCCAAGAACCAGCGGCAACAACATAGATACCGTTTTGAGAACCAGTAGTCTGATCCTTAACAAGAACACGATCGCCAACAGAAAGCGCAACACCATCAACAGTTTGTGTATTGCTTAGAGTGATGTTGGCAGTAGTAGCTGCACGTACAGAACCCTTAACGTCTAGACCAGAACGAGCAGCGTCTACGTAGTACTTGGTAGCTGCGTCAGAGTCAGCTGTTGGCTCAGCAAGGTTTGTAATCTTGTGAGCGTTCATATCGATGACGTTACCGAAAGTAGCAACACCAGTTACGCCAAGAGTACCGCCGACAGTAGTATTACCAGTTACAGCTAGAGTAGAACTTAGGGTTGTAGCACCAGTAACCCCTAGAGTACCAGCAATAGAAGTATTACCAGTAGCAGCAGTTACGTTGAACTTGTTAGTGTTAACAGAAAGATCGTTTGTAACAGCAAGAGTGCTAGACAGAGTAGTAGCACCAGTAACACCAAATGTTCCACCAACAGTAGTATTGCCAGAAACACCAAGAGTGCCAGCAATCGTAGTGTTACCAGAAGTAGCGTTAACAGTGAACTTGTTAGTATTGACAGCGAAGTCGCCAGCAACACCAAGAGTAGAACTTAGGGTAGCTGCGCCAGTTACACCCAAAGTGCTAGAAAGAGTAGTGGCTCCTGTAACACCCAGAGTTCCACCGATAGTAGTGTTACCAGTCACACCTAGTGAAGACAGACCAGCTAAACTTGCTGTTGTAGAACCAAGTGTTAGAGTAGAAGAACCAAGAGTGATACTCTTAGCAGAAACAGCACCAGAAGTTACAGTGAAGTGATTGGTATCGAAAGAAGCAACACCCTTGTTAGTAGTAGTTGCGTCTTCAGCAGAAATTGTTAGAGTGTTTGCAGTAACCGCAGTATCAATACCTTCACCACCAACGATAGCGAGAGTTTCGCTTAGAAGAGCGATACCATCAGAACCAGTGTCACCAGTGATGTTTAGAGTAGTTGCTACGTTTACGCTGCCTGCAGCAGATAGACGACCCTTACTATCGACAGTGAATGTTGGGATAGCAGTTGCAGAACCGTAAGAGCCAGCAGTTACGCCAGTAGTCTTAAGTGCCAGCGAAGTAGTACCAGCTACATCATCGTAA